CATATCTTGATGGATATGATTATACGAAATGGGAAAAGGCAGATTATGTTGCGAACAAATATAATCGTATTGTTCTTTATCGCGGCAATCTATATCACGCTTCACTAGATTATTTCGGCAATAATCTGGAAAATGGTCGATTATTCCAAACATTCTTCTTTAATACGGAATACTGATGAAGATCTTACATGTAGTATTTTCTACAAATCGAATCAGATATTTGATGCCGACTCTAGAGTCTTTAAAGAATCTAGACTATGGGAATCACACAGTCGATAAATTAATCATAGACGATTACCCAAGAAATAGAAATATTGCCATATTCGATTTAATCGCAAAGGTTTATGGATTTAATGTAAGATTCAACGAAACCAACTTGGGACTTTCTGTGAATTGGAGCGCATTCTTTGATTGGCTCAAAACGCAAGACTACGACTATATTCTACATCAAGAAGACGATGTATTATTAACGAGTCCCATTCGGATTGACGATTTAATCACGGTTCTAGAATCAGATGAAAAGATGGCTTCAGTCGTTCTTCAACGCCAGCCATGGTATTTCCATGAAACAGAATCTACCACTGATCCGACTGATATTAAAATTGGAAACTATTACTATAGTCAAAATGTAAAGACTTTCCCGATTATATTCTCTTTGTATCGTAAGAACGTAATCGAATATGCGTTTCGAGAGTACTGGAAATTCAATGTGAACGAAGGAATGATCATGGTTTATCTAAATTTCTTTCATCAGATGTATTCTGCGACTCTAAAAGGATCGAATAGCGAGAATCTAATCTTTCATATCGGAGAAGAGACCGTTGGTAAACGGCTCGAGCCAGGAGAGCCAAACTGGGAACAATTTGCGCATATGGACCCAAATCGAGTCTATGACTCTAGAAATGGGAAATTGGTGGAGTAACTAAATATAGAATACTCAGAGAGGTTCTAAATGGCGCAACCTAGCACTCGAACTCAACTTAAAGATTACTGCCTCCGCAAACTCGGATTTCCCGTAATTGATATCAATGTCGACGATGACCAGCTCGAAGATCGTATTGATGACGCACTCCAATACTTCTCGAACTATCACTATGATGGAACTGAGAGAGTTTATCTGGCACAGGCTTTAACAAATGCAGATATTCTAAACGGATATTTGCGACTTTGCGATAACATCGTAGGTGTGTCTCGTGTATTTGCGTTTACAGGAACGACAGTTGGTTCAACTTCTTCTACTGGTTTTAATATGTTCGATATTAACTACCAGTTGCGTCTAAACGATTTTTACAATCTAACATCTTCTTCGTACACATATTACGTTATCGCTCGTGAGCATCTAGCGATGCTTGATATGATCGTTACTGGCGAGATGCCATACACATACAATCGAAAAGTAAATAAACTAGAAGTTATCACCGATTGGAATAAATTTAACATCGGAAACTATATGGCTTTCGAAGCGCATAGAGTTGTCGACGAAGAAACTTATAGCAAGGTCTATAACGATTTATGGTTGAAAGAATATACCACTGCTCTCTTCAAACAGCAATGGGGAACAAATTTAAAGAAATACGGTAACTATGTTCTTCCTGGTGGTTTGGTCATCAACGGTCAGCAAATTTATGATGAAGCGTCGTTAGAAGTAGAAAAACTAAATGAAAAACTTCGCGACACTTACGAAGAACCAACAATGTTCTTAGTGGGCTAAAATGGCAACTAGCGTATATTTCAATAATCAAAGAGCAACCGTTGAGCAAAATCTTCTTGAAGATTTGATTATCGAATCAATCAAGAATCACGGCATTGACGTTTATTATTTGCCAAGAGAATCTCAATCATATATTGGTGAATTGTTTGGCGATGATCCAGTAAAATTATATCGAAAGTCAATCAAGATAGAAATGTATCTTGAGTCTTTCCAAGAATACGAAGGCAATAAAGAATTCTTCTCTAAATTTGGTCTTGAGATTCAAGAAACTGCTCGACTTTGTATGGCTCGTAGAAGATTTGAGCGTCAAGTAGGCGCAATCATGGGTAGTGGTTGGCATGTTCCGAAAGAAGGCGACTTAATCTATCTACCAATTCAATTTAAATTGATGGAAATTAAGTTTGTTGAAGAAGAAAAAAACTTTTTTCAATTAGGCAGAGACTCAAAGAATCCATACATGTATGGATTGACAGTTGAAGCATTCAAGTATAATGGCGAATTGCTTCAAACTGGAACAGAAGAAATTGATCGTATTGCTGACGTCCAAGGCTATGCACTTGAACTAGATGTTAATGCTGGTGGAACTGGAACATTCCAACACTTTGAGGTTGTGTATCAAGGCGCAAGTCTTGCAGCTGCAACTGCAAAGGCAGTTGTTGCTAAATGGAATTTACCAACGAGAAAGTTGAAGTTACGAAACGTCTATGGCGCATTTACTGGTGGCACATTGATCAAAGGCGTTACGAGTAACGCTCAATGGACGTTGAATGAAGCGCCAGATGTAATGAGAAATATTAATAATGAGAACATGGAAGATAATGAAAGGGTCGAGCAAGAAGCTGACGGAATTATCGACTTCACTGAGATCAATCCGTTTGGTGAGCCATAATGTTATCTAATATTCACTTTTATCATCGCATCACTCGTAAAATGGTGGTTGCATTTGGAACGTTGTTTAACAACATTCGCTTGGTTCGCTATAACAAAGCAGGCACTCAAGAAATTGAACGCATTAATGTTCCTTTGCAATATTCGCAAAAAGAAAAGTTCTATCAACGTATAACGCAAGATCCTGAACTCACAAAAGAAGTTCAGATTACATTGCCAAGAATGTCATTTGAGTTGACTGCAATATCATACGACCCACTGAGAAAAAGAAATTTATTTACTGAGAGTTTTTCTCCTGAAACAAACTCCACAGTAAAGTCGATTCGCACAACACCATATAATTTTGAGTTTGAGTTAAACATCTATGTTCGTAATACTGAAGATGGCACTCAAATTGTAGAACAAATTCTACCATACTTCAATCCTGATTATAACTTGACTATTGACATCATTGGCTTATCTGATCAAAAGGTAGATATACCATTTATTCTACAAAATGTTTCATACAGAGTTGATGATGTTGGCACTGGAGATACAACAAGAGTATTGATTTGGACGCTTACCTTTACTGCTAAAGGTTATATGTTTGGTCCGATCGTTTCTCGCGATATCATTAGAAAGGCAACTGCGAATACATATAATGCAGTCTTTGAATTAGACAACAAGCGTTCACTAACGATGAACGCAAGCACTGGCACTGGTAACTATCAAGCTGGTGAACTCGTATTCGAAGGGCGCACATTGAGCGCAGCAAATGCAACAGGCTTTGTTGATAGTTGGAGCAATACAACTAAAACATTAATTGTTTCCGATGTAAACGGAATTCTCAGAGCAGATCGTTATTTAACTGGCGCAGTCACAAATACTGCATATAAGATACAAACGTTTAATACAGCCGATAGTCAATTGACAAAATTGGTTATTGTACCAAATCCGACAACAGCAAATGCTCAAACAGCATTTGGTTTTGATGAAACAATTCTTGAGTTCCCAAATATAAGTTAATATGAGTGAAGTTGATAAAAATCTTTCTGATATTTTAAACACTGATTATATTCCTGTGGTGAGCGAGGGTAATAAAAGTGTTACTATTCATGAGCCAGACAGATCAGCTGATAATCCTGACGCTGACTATTCTCGTGCTAATTATTACAACCTTATCGAAAAGGGTAATGAGGCTTTGGACGGCATTCTTGAAGTGGCAAAAGAATCGCAGCACCCAAGAGCGTATGAAGTAGCAGCAAATATGATCAAGAATCTCTCTGATGTCACAGAGAAATTAATGATTCTTCAAAAGCAGCAGCAAGAACTTCAGCCAAAAGAATTAGCAGCACCAACCAATATCAATGTAGATAAAGCAGTATTCGTTGGAAGCACTGCTGAATTATTGCGACAATTAAAGAATGAATCGAATAGCGGCTAAACTAAAGCATTATCTTGGGAATCCACGCCTAAAACGAGTTAACATGGCGATGAATCTCACTGAGGATGAAGTCCGTGAGTTCGTTAAGTGTGCTCAAGATCCAACATACTTTATTGAAAACTATGTTAAGATCATTACACTTGATAGAGGTTTTGTTCAGATTGAACTCTATCCATTCCAAAAACAAGTCGTCAATGATATCAATAACAATCGCCGCGTGATTGTAAAGGCAGGTCGTCAGGTTGGTAAGACTACGATTATCGTCGGATATATTCTCTGGTACATTCTATTCAATCAAGATAAGACTGTCGCAATTCTTGCTAACAAAGCCAGCACATCAAGAGAAATTCTTGCTCGTATCAAACTAGCATACGAAGCATTACCAATGTGGATTCAGCAGGGCGTCAAAGTCTGGAACAAGGGCGACATTGAATTAGAAAACGGATGTCGCGTCTTGGCTAACTCTACTGCTTCAAGCGCGATTCGTGGTTTTTCTATCTCGCTACTATATCTTGACGAGTTTGCATTCGTTCCAAGTAACATCGCTGAAGAATTCTTCACGTCCGTTTATCCAACAATTTCTTCTGGTACAACTTCTAAGATTTTAATCTCTTCAACGCCAAATGGCATGAATCACTTTTATAGGATGTGGACTGAAGCAGTTGAAGGTCAAAACGGATTTACACACTGTGAAGCAAACTGGCGTCAGGTGCCAGGTCGTGATCAAAAATGGGCAGATGAACAGCGTCGTGTTCTTGGTGAACAAAAGTTTCTTCAAGAAATGGAATGTGAGTTCATGGGATCTTCTGGAACCCTACTTTCAGCGGCTGCACTTAAATCTCTTGCATTCGTCAAACCGATACATCTAACTGAGAATGGAATTAAGATCTATCAAGCTCCGATTCCAGAACACAATTATGTTATTATTGCAGACACTTCTCGCGGTAAAGGGTTAGACTACTCAGCATTCAGCGTTATAGACGTCACTAGTATTCCATATCGACAAGTTTGTACATATAAGGATAACAATATCAGCCCTCTTGTATATCCATCGATTATCAAACGCATGGGCGATTACTACAATCAAGCGTATGTGTTGGTAGAAATTAATGATAATGGTCAACAAGTGGTCGATTCTTTGTTTGAAGATTATGACTACGAGAATATTCTCTCGACTGTAGAGATTAAAGGTAAAGTTGCAATCACTTGGGGTTATGGAAATAAATCTTATAGAGGAATTCGAACAACAAAATCTGTAAAGCGTCTTGGATGTTCTCTTATGAAGAATCTTCTTGAGAGTCAAAAATTAATTATACAAGATTTTGAAACCATATCAGAACTCTCGACCTTCATATCTAATGGAACTAGTTTTGAAGCAGAAGAAGGTAGTCACGACGACCTTGTAATGACTCTTGTCCTATTCTCCTGGATGACCAATCAGCAGTTTTTCTCCGAATTAACAAACACTGATATCAAAGCCAAACTTCATGAAGAGCAGATGAGGCAGATCGAAGAAGAACAATTACCTACGTTTTTAGGTGGACATACCGACGTCGACGATAACGATGGTAGTTATGTAGAGGATGGTGCTGTGTGGCGACCTGTTGTAAATAATTGAAAAACCCCATTTTACTAAATAAACCGTAGATTTCTTAATCTCCATTTAATAGGAGCAAAAACATGGCTTTTCTAGTATCACCAGGCGTGAATGTATCCGAAATTGACGCAACTACAGTTGTCCCATCAGTTTCCACATCCACTGGCGCAGTTGCTGGCGCGTTTCAGTGGGGTCCAATCGATGTTGCCCGTTTAGTCGGCTCAGAAGATGAGCTCGTAGAACTATTCGGCAAACCAGATTCAACAACTGCGTTGACATTCTTCACCGCTGCAAACTTCCTCGCATATAGCAATAGCCTATATGTTTCTCGTGCCGACGCTGCAACGCTAAACACTGCAGTCGCTCTAAACGTCGCATCTTGGGCAAGCAACACCAAGGTTCGCAACGAAGATCACTACTTCAACAGCTTCTTCACCGCATCAAACGCCGACATCATTATGGCTGCTCGTTATGCTGGTTCACTAGGAAACTCGCTGAAAGTTGCAATCTGCGCAAACGCAAACGCAACAGCATTCTCAACTTGGACATATGCTCCATTTTTCGATGCTGCTCCTGGAACTTCACAGTTTGTTGCTGCAACATTTAAGTCTAACGCAAACGATGAAATGCACATTGCAGTTATCGACGAAGATGGCTTGATCAGCGGAACAGCAAACACCGTTCTAGAGCGTTTCGCAAATGTCTCCAAGGCAACAAATGCTCGTGGCGAGTCAGGCGAAAGCATCTATTGGCGCGATGTTCTATTCAATAACTCACGCTATGTTTATGCAATGGGGCAAAACAGCGCAACATGGGGCGTTGCTGCTAACTCAAGTCACTCATTTGCTGGCGAAAATCTAAACGGCGTTTCCTTTGTACAAGGTACAGATGCAACACCAACCGACGGTAACGTTCAAATCGCTTATCAGCAGTTCGCAAGCGCTGACAACGTTGACATTAGTCTTGTTATGACAGCAGGTCACTCATCAACGGTTGCAGCAAATACTGTTGCACTTTCTGATGGTCGCCGTGACTGTGTAACATTCTTGTCACCTGCTCTCGCAAACGTTCAGGCTGCTGATCCAGTATCTGCAATCACTAACTTCCGCAGCTCTCTCACATCAACTTCGTTTGCTGTGATGGATAGCAACTGGAAGTATCAGTATGACAAGTATAACGACACCTATCGTTTTATTCCATGTAATGGTGACATTGCTGGTCTCTGCGCTCGTACCGACCAAGATCGTGATCCATGGTTCTCACCAGCTGGATTCAATCGCGGTCAGTTGAAGAATGTAATTAAACTTGCATTCAATCCAAATCAAGCACAGCGCGATACACTATACAAGGCTGGCGTAAACCCAGTTGTTGCGTTCCCAGGCGAAGGCACTATTCTATTCGGCGATAAGACGCTATTGAGCAAGCCAAGCGCATTCGATCGTATCAATGTACGTCGCTTGTTTATCGTTCTAGAGAAGGCAATCAGCAGAGCAGCGAAGGCAAGCCTCTTCGAATTCAATGATGAATTCACAAGAGCCCAATTCATAAATCTTGTTGAACCATTCCTACGTCTAGTTCAGGGTCGTCGCGGTATCTATGACTTCCGTGTTGTTTGTGACGAAACAAACAATACTCCAGAAGTTGTTGATCGTAACGAGTTCATCGGTGACATCTATGTCAAGCCAGCCAAGGCAATCAACTTCATCCAGTTGAACTTTGTCGCTGTCCGTACTGGTGTTGCCTTCGACGAGATCGTTGGTCGCTTCTAATAAATAGACTAGGATAAAGTCAGGAGAAAACAATGGCTTTTAATGTAAATCAATTTCGTACTCAGTTACAGGGTGATGGCGCACGTCCTAATCTGTTTGAAGTCGAATTAAATTTCCCTTCATATGTAACGGGAAGATCAACGTCTACTGCGAAATCAACATTCATGGTTAAGACTGCTGCTCTTCCAGGGTCAACGCTTGGAATGGTTACAGTACCTTACTTCGGTCGCGAAGTGAAGGTTGCTGGTAATCGTACTTTTGCTGATTGGTCAGTAACAATTCTAAATGACGAGGACTTCGCGATTCGCAATTCAATGGAATCATGGGTTCGCGGCATTAATGAAAATGTCACAAACCTCCGTTCAGCGACCGCAAGAACATCACAGCAATATGGTGTTGATGCTACTGTAACTCAGTATAGCAAAGCAGGTCAAAGATTGAAGAGATATCGTTTCGTTGGTATGTTCCCAACAGATATTTCTCAAATCGACCTTGATTGGGGTTCAAACGATACGATTGAAGAATACACAGTCAACTTTGCTTACCAGTACTGGGAATCAGTTGATCGTGGTGTTACAACGTCTCTAAGAACACCAATTGAATCACTATTCTAAGCATAGTGTCGTAGGGGGAGGATATCCTCCCCCTTCTTTATAATGGAGTAATGCATGGCAATCAATCTATTCGGTTTCGAAATCACCCGCACAAGACCTGAAGGGGCACCTCAGCAACTTCAGCCTCAAGTCGCAGTCCCTATTGCTGATGACGGTGCAATTACTGTTACAGCTGGTGGTTATTTTGGAACCTATCTTGATCTAGAAGCAAGTTTTAAAAACGAAAATGACCTAGTCACTCGCTATCGCGAAATGGCGATGCAGCCAGAACTAGAATCTGCAATTGACGAAATTGTGAATGAAGCAATCGTTCACGACGTGACTGGCAAATCAGTCACAATTATGGTTGACGATCTTGAGCAACCAGACAATATTAAAGAAATGATCCGTGAAGAATTTCAAAATGTTCTTCG